GAAAAGTATTGAACATTATTATCAAGCTAATAAATTTAAAAATACAAATAGAGAATTTTACATTCTTTTCTCTCTAGACAGTGATTCTAAGATTTCAAAAGACATTGACTTAGCAAAAGCTGCTGGATCAAAAAGTGGTAAGTTAAAGACGGAATTATTACGATCAAAGGATATTAAAATAGATCCAGATTTTTATGGTGGAAATGACGAAAAAGTACTTGAAAATGGATTATATGCAAAGTTTACACAAGACGATGGATTAAAAGATTTGTTAATTAAAACACGAAATGCAAAATTGTTACATTATAAAAAAGGGGCAGAACCAGAACTCAGCAATGCTCTAATGTTGGTTAGAAACAGACTTAAATAAGTTTAAATTAAAATGGATTAAATATTTATTACTATATCTATAATATAAATGGAAAATATTATAGATAATAAAGATATTATAGATAATTTAGAAAATATATTAGATTATAAATATCAACAAAATAATAATGTGAATAAAACAACATATATGCTGTACGATTTATTAATAAAAGCCGATAAGTATGTTAAACGGAAGAAAAAAGGACCTTGTTTTAATTATAAATTAACTAAAATAAATATGATTTCACAAATACCTAAACCAAAAATGTACGATAGTTCTTTTTTTCCAGATGAAATACAAAAACATATAGATGACAATTCAGAACACGTATTACAATTTACGTGTGAAATAAAAAAACGTACAATAAACGTATATATGGTAGTTTGTGAGAATTTGGACACTGATCTAGTGTTACAACTTAGTAGATATATGTATTTGATTTATATGTGGATTTATATGTTAGATACACTATCAATGAAAGATTGTTCCAAGACATTAGACTTGTATTTATATTTGACACCGTTTACTAAAGTTTTACCAGATAACCAACTAACAACATTAGACGCAAAACACGTAAATACTGGCTTTACAACAGGTGGATGTAGAGAAAAGACCGAAATTGTATTATATCGTTCCGAGGAATGGTTTAAAGTATTTATTCACGAAACGTTCCATTGTTTCGGATTAGATTTTTCTGATATGAATTTATCTAATGTAAATAGCAAATTAAAAAATATATTCAACATGAATATAGAATATAATGTATATGAAAGTTATTGCGAAGTATGGGCTCGCATAATTAATACAATGTTTTATACTTATATGTCTATTCCATTAAAAGAAAAAGATAATCAATCAATGTTTATTAATTTATTCAATATAAATATGGATCGTGATGCAACCCATTCATTATACCAATGTTTAAAAATATTAACGTTTATGGACTTAAAATACGACATTGTTATTGACAAAAATAAAAATAATATTACCAGTTGTAATCACTTATATAGAGAAAATACCAATGTGTTCAGCTATTATATAATATCTGGTCTATTGATGAATAATTATAAGAATTTTATGAATTGGTGTTACAAAAATAATAATATTTTAGTTAAATTTAAGAAGACACCGTCTAATCTGGATAAATATATTGAGTTGATAGAAAAATCGGCACGTCATATATATATCAATAAAAATATTTCTAAAATAGAAAAAGGGTTTCGGTCGGGAAAGCTGCCAATAATTCCGACTATGCGCATGACTGTACTAGATGTAATGGATGGATTTTTTCTCTAAGTAAAATGACATTCACAATGTTCATTATTAATTGTACATTTTTTTCTACATTTTTTCCCATTCTCACATATATGAGTACAATTTTGTTTAGATTTTTTATATGAAAACATTCCGCTTTGTAATTCTTTTTTATTTTCTCTCCACGCACTGGATGCTTCATCAAAATCAATATCAACAACATAGCGGTTGCCTTTATTCATAGCTGTTGTTTGTCTTGTAGTCACCATCTTCAAATGTTTAATTTTACTTTAATGGATCGTTAAAGTTAAAAAACTAATTCAATTTTATTTGTAATATAATTAAAATTGAAATAATTAATACAAATGTATTACTATCAAACTAATATGGGAGTCAAATTTTTAAATAGATTTATTCAATCACAATGTCATACATCTGTAAAACAAATACATTTGTCCGACCTAAACAATAAAAAAATTGTAGTAGATACTAGTATATACATGTATAGATTTGCAGCGGATAATACTCTATTGGAAAACTTTTATCTAATGATTTCAATATTTCGCAAATATAATATTATACCACTATTTGTATTTGATGGAAAGCCACCAAAAGAGAAACGAGAATTATTGAAAAAAAGAAGGCTGGATAAACAGATTGCTGAAGATAAATATAATAATCTAAAACTCTACTTGGATGATGTAAATACTGAATCGGAAAAAAAAGAAATGGTAAATAAACTAGACACATTGAAAAGAGATTTTGTAAAAATTACGCATACCGATATTGAAAATGTAAAATTATTACTACAAGCATATGGCATATCCTACATTGATGCACCAGGAGAGGCCGATAAACTATGTGCAAAAATAGTATGTAAAAATAAGGCGTATGCCTGTTTAAGCGAAGATATGGATTTATTTGTATATGGCTGTCATAGAGTATTGCGTTATTTGAGCCTTCTCAAACAAAATGTTATTTTGTATGATATGAAAGGTATTTTATCTGAATTGAAATTATCAATGGATGAATTCAAATATATTTGTATCGCATCTGGAACCGATTATAATATTTATAATGAAAAAACCAACCTATATCAGTCATTAAAGTATTTCAAAAAGTATAAAAAGACAAATGAACCTGATTTTTATAAATGGTTAGAAAAACATACAGAATATGTTGATGATGTAGATGAATTATATAATATTGTCGATATGTTTGATTTAAAATTAATGGATGAATATAAAAAATATGAGGATTTTAAAATTGTAAACGGTCCAATCAATATAAGTAATCTAACAAATATTATGGAAAAAGAAGACTTTGTATTTATTAATTAAATTGTGAAATAATTAATAAATATTTGAAATAATTTGGGGATTAAGAATTAATAAATAAGAGTTAATAAAAATATTATTTTTTTATATTTAAACAGATGAGGTAAGTGAGGCAATGGGAATGTTAGACATAGGAGCCATTGTGTCACCAGCCTTGGCGAAATGAGGAGACATAAACTTTTGAAGGTTAAAGTATGTAAGCTCGTCACCTTTCTTGATCTTAAGAAGACCAGTAAGCTTCTTATCAGGGATGATCTTGCGACCATTGTCCTTGTCTTGGAGCTTGTGCTCACGGATGTAAGCATTGATCTCGCGGGTCACCTCGGTACGAGCCATCTCAGAACCCTGGGGCTTGCCAAGGAAAGCGGCAAGCTCATTAGAGATGAGTGTAGGCTTTACAAAACCAGAAGGAGCACGATTTCCAGACTTGCGTTTGCGCTTGAGGTTGAGCTTAGCAGCAGCCTTAAGGTCTCGGGTTACTTGACGCTCAAGTCCACGAAACTCAGTTCTGAGAGCAGACATTGAAGAGCTTACAGCTTGGAGCTTGCCCATGAAGCCGCTGAATTGGTCAAAAATAGTGGGACCAGCTGAAACCTCTTCAGTAGTCACGACGGGAGCAGCAACCTCAACTGGAGCAGCAACAACCTCAACGGGAGCAGCAACAGCAGTCGCGGTCTTCTTAGCACTCTTAGATGCTGTCTTAGTAGGGGGTACGGTAGTCTTTGTTGTTTTAGCCATTATACACTTATAAGATATTTCTATTTAAGTGTTTTAACGCAATATATATATTATTTATGATTGGATACAGTCATAAATAATCTCCTAAATATGTTAAGTGATATCTACTATTTTTAATGAACAACCGATTGATATAACCACGGAAGACTATTTCTTGCTTCTTCACTTACTAGTGTAAGTGCTGCTAAAACATAATATGCCCCTAAAGAACGATTTTCGTTGTTATATCCAGATTTCACCAAATATTCAATAATTCTTACTGCTGTTTTAATTAAAGCATCATGTGTTTGATTTTGAGCTAAATGTAACTGAAGTCCTAAAAACGGATTCCCGTGAGGAGGCACAATTTCTCTCATAATTATTGGGGTTAATTGAGCTCTATAATTCCATATATCATACACTTCTCTAATAAATAATACCAGCATGTGTCTAGGTAAATTTGAAAACCAATTACTATCTGCATAATTACCTAGTTCATTTATATATTGGAATAATTCAACTATTTTCATTTCTAATTGTTTTTTTGGATCTATTAATACCACTTCATTCTCTATTTCATGCTGTATCTTTGCTACTTTTGCTAATTTTAAATATATCGTGAAATTATTAACGTCGGACTTTTCTATAATTTCTCTATTATATGGATTTAATGGTTCTTTTGTAGGTTGTATATTTGATTTTGATAATAATCCTGATAGAGAAATTATATCACATCCATATACATTTTTTTCTTTATCGCAAAAACTATAGAATTGGTTATATGGAATTTCAGTTATAGGTTCTAATGTTGCAAAATCTGTATCATTTATACAAATACTACGATTCTTTAGAGCTGGACCTGCACATTTCAAATACGAACGCAATATACTACCCTTAATTACCTTCTGTATTTTTATTGCGTAGAGAGAATATTTTAAATAATTATATATTCTATTAACTAATTCATCCTTGTTACCAGTCTTTCGTAATTTGTAATGCAAACATATTTGCTTTAATTGTGATACTTTATATTGAAAATTAATTACGTGTTCATATTCTTCCATTTTTATCATCTTAAATTCGTCGTCTGTAATTTTCCCCCTTTTTTTTATATTAGATACATTATCGAACACATTTTTATTTAAATAGGATTTCGGACTTATATTGTTTGACGTCATTAATATATATTTATATTTATATTTATATCATAGTTTCATCATATTTCTCATCAAACTATGTATGAGTATATTCTATGCTACAAATCAGTAAAAATCTATCTTTTTTTTTATTTCCTTTATAATATTGTGCGGAAATTAATTCAGTTTTAATTCAATATTACTACATATCTCCAGCAAAAATGTTTTTATTTTATTTATTTTTTATTATAAAAAAAATTGATCTAAAGACTCCCTACTATTATTAATTACATAACAAGAGATGACTATGAGTTCTAAGACTATTCTTTCAGGTGCTGCTTTTACCCCCGCTTCCGACATTAAATACTCCAAACCTAAGGTTGATGCCAGAGGTGGAAAGAGTGTTGGTGTTCTCAATGCGAGTGCTAATTCAGCAACTTACATTTCCACACCCCTAATGCTGACTTGGGGTGTTAGTGACTATGAGGGAAATGAGCGGTATGAAATGTCGCTTCAATTCCCCAATACTGAGTATGCTACTCAAGATACAACTGATTTTATGAATAATATGATTGATTTTGAAACTAAAATTAAGGCTGATGCTATTGCGAATGCCAAGGAATGGTTTGGTAAGGCTAAGATGAGCGAGGATGCTATTGATGCTCTATGGACACCTATGTTGAAGTATCCCAAGGACAAGAATACTCTTGAACCTGACCTCACTCGTGCTCCAATCCTCAAGGTCAAGATCCCATTCTGGGAAGGCGAGTGGAAGACCGAACTGTACGATGTAGATCAGCGTGCGATTTTCCCAGACCCTGAGGGAGGTACTGTTACTCCAAAGGATCTTATTGCTAAAGGGTCGCATGTAGCCTTAGTGATTCAATGTGGCGGTCTTTGGTTTGCCAATGGTAAGTTTGGAATCACCTGGAGACTATTCCAAGGTGTCGTCAAGCCTAAGGCAACAATGCGTGGTGTATGCCAAATCCAACTATCTACAGATGACAAGGAGCGAATGATTAAGCAATCTGCGGCTCTAGACGATGATATTGAAGAGGAAGATGACGAGCCTACCTCAACTGAAGTGGAGGATTCTGACGAAGAGGAAGATATTAAGGAGGAGGTCGCCGCGGCTATTGAAGTCAAAGCTCCTGAACCTATCAAGAAGAAGATTATCAAGAAGAAGGTTGTCAAGAAGACAACCGAGTAAATAAAATAAAAAAATATAAAAAGTAAATAAAATAAAAAAAGGAAATAAATAAAAAAATATAAAAAGGAAATAGAAATATTTTTTATTTAAATACTATACACTTATCTATAGACGTGTCCAAACAATTGTTTCATAACCAGGGTATGGAGCCCCTGATTGAATCGCTGTCCACGTAATTGTATTATTTGAATCGTTTATTTCGACAATCGTTTGTTTTATAGTAGGTGTATTCTGAGGCCAATTGAAAAAAATATCATATACGCTTCCTCCTTGGATATTTTCAAGTGTGTGTGTGTTTGGAGCTGAGAGCCAACTTCCATTATTTAAAGTTATTGTTATATCATTTGCTGGATCAGTATATGACACGTACCACGTGTCACTATTATGAATATTGAATGTTTGTGAAATAGGACCTTTAATAGGATTTAAATTATTTAATTCATAAAGAGTGTTATACGTCTTATGACTGGCTCGTCTATTCTTTATTCGGTGATTCCTGACACCTATTCCTGTTGTTGATAATGTTCCCCATCTATTTGACATACTAGCTGTTGTAAATATCATTAATTATATAATTTATAATGATATAATTTTATTAGTTCTAAAGCATTTGTAGCCATGTCTAATAATGACAAATAAAAAAAGTATTATAAATGGTTAAATCTCAAATACTTTTTAGTATAAAATAAAATTAGTGTAAATTTAATTTATATTTATTT